TTTACTTATACTGGACCTAGTCAATCAGAAGTACAAGCACACATTACAAAGTCATATGTTGATGGTTTAGGAATTGCAGCTACAAGTGCAACTACAGCAGCAGGTTTAACTGGTACTCCTAACATTAGTGTGGGTACAATATCAGCCTCTGGAACAATTACTGGTAATGTTACAGGTGATTTGACTGGAGATGTAACTGGAGATGTTACAGGAAATGTAACTGGTAACCTTACTGGTAATGTAACTGGTAACACAAGTGGTTCATCTGGTTCTACAACTGGTAATGCAGCAACAGCTACAGCACTACAAACTGCAAGAACTATAAATGGAACTAGCTTTGATGGAACTGCTAATATATCATTTGATTCAGATGCAGTATCAGAAGGTTCATCTAATCAGTATTTCACTAATGCTAGAGTAGATTCTAGACTAGCAGCTACTGCACAAACAATAGATGGTAATGGTAGTGCCTCTGGTACAACAATAGAAGATGGAGGAATATCTGTAAGAACTGGAACAGGATCTGTTGCATACTTAGATTTATATTGTGAAGTAAGTAATGCACACAGAGTAAGAGTAAAATCACCAGCACATTCAGCATATTCTGGAAATGTAGATTTAACATTACCAACAACAACTGGAACATTAGCTAGAACAGCAGATATACCTAGTGATACTGATGGATTAACAGAAGGTAGTACAAATCTTTACTATACTGATGCAAGAGCTAATGCTGCTTTTGATACTAGATTAGCTACAAAAGACACAGACAACTTAACACAAGGTTCTACTAACTTATATAACCAAACACATACTGGTGATGTTACTGGTGCAACTGCACTAACTATAGCATCAGATGCAGTTACTTATGATAAGATGCAAGACCTTGTTACAGCAAATAGAGTATTAGGTGGAACTGCTGCTGGAACTATTGCAGAAGTACAGATTGCCACAGACATGATCTCAAATGGAGCTGTAACATCAGCTAAGGTTGATACAGATTTAAGAAATGTAGAATATATTGGTTTAGATAGTACAGATTATTTACAATGGGTTGATGACACACAATTAGATGTGTTTATTAATAATGTAAATAAATTTAGATTTGAAGCAGATGGAGATTTTCATGCAGATGGAGATGTGATTGCTTACTCTACAACAACTCCTTCTGACCAAAGATTAAAAGAAAATGTAAAAGTTATTGATAATGCACTAGAAAAGTTAGATCAGATTAGTGGTGTAACATTTGACTGGATTGACAGAGATGATAAAAGGTCTGGTGGTGTGATTGCACAAGAGCTGGAGAAGATAATGCCAGAGATTGTTAAAGACATTGATAACTTAAAAGATGAAGATAAATTCAAAGCAGTTGATTATAATGGTGTAATTGCACTATTAATTGAGGCTGTTAAAGAATTAAATGATAAGTGTAATAATTGTAATAAATAAATAGATATGGCTTTACAAGGAGATATAAAATTTTATAAATATGTTGATACTGGTGAAACTGAAATGATTACAGTTGATATTCCTGAGGATATACCAGCAGAACATCCTCAATATGAAAACAGAGGAACAACTGTAGAAATGGAA